TCATAGAGAGGAGGATGAAAATTACAATACTCATTGAACGTTATCATCATTTCTTTCAATGTCAAGTTGCAGTTGTTCGCTGCCTTGGGTAAGTTCCACTTCGCAGCGAATAACATTTCCATAGACTGACGGGTTTCTGGTCTCATAGTTGTAACACTTTAGGATTTCCTTATACAAAGAGTAAGGGTGTATCATTATCCTTCTTCTGTAAGAGCAACCTCACCACGCATTTCCATAAGTTTGATTGTCGCCAGAGTCTCTACGCATTCCCAGTAGCATTCACCGCTGACCATAGTATCGTCGCAGAATCCTGCAGCGATATCTTCTTGAAGGTGGCGGAGTGCAACGAGGTCTTCGTGTTGGATTTCCATTGTCGTTTGTTGAATACCTGCTTATTATAGCAGCTTTGGGTCAGGAAGTCAAGGGTCAAATGCAGTAAGGTCTTGAGCATCAAAGTCACTGGAACGAATCTCCGACTTCCTTGCTCTCTGCTCTTCGTATGCTGCACCCTGCAACATACCCCATGCTTGTATCTCTTCCTCGTCTCTGTATGCTCTCAGTGCCTGAGAGAGTGAATTGAGACGGTTTATCTCTGCTATATTAGCAGTCCTCATTGCTGCATGGGCATTGATCTTATTAGTGATATCTGTTTGTCGTGCAGCACATGCTGTTGCATCATCAGAACCTGGTGGTGGAGTAGAAGTGAAGGTAGCATTAGTAGTAATAGCTTCAGTCTCGTCATCAAGAGTAGTAGTTTCAGAGACAAGTGTTTCTCCTAATGTAACATAAGAGATGCCACCACCAGTATCACCAGTGCTATTAGAAATAGGCCACTGATTATTACCTACCATATAGGATGCTCTACCCGCACCCACAGCAGGTTCAGGGTCTTCTAATACTTCTCTCCACTGCTTAGGTCCAGGGTCAGCACCACTCTCATCAATCACTGATCTATGTCCGATACCAAATTGACTACCTAAAATTCCAATCGTAACAGGGTCAATAGGACTCTTCGCATAATCAAAGTCATCAGCAATATCTTCGGTGTCTCTGATGACTACGAATGTTGTTGAGATAGCAACCTGGGCTGGTTGTTTATCCAAAGTTAGTGTTGGTTGGTTAGTCTCTTCTCCTGCCAGCATAAGACCAAGGGTAATGGTGGAAGTAGAATTAGCATCCAAAATAATAGATGGAAACTTACGAGCAACTGTTGAAAAACTTTTAGTAGTTGGATTATAAAGAGGAACGTTTGTTGTCTTTTGTCCAAATCCAGTTACCTTTGTGCCAAAAGGAATAGCACCAGTAAGTGAAACTGCAGATCCGACTTGAACAGCAAGTGTTGTTCCAATACCAACAACAGCAAATTCATTATCACCGACAGCAATATTACCTTGAATCTCTGTAGTAAATCCAACAAAGTCTATGGTTCCAAACGCAGTAACTCTTGGAAGATTACCTGGTTGGAAGAGGAATGGGCGATCTAAGTTGTCAGTAATAATGTCTCCTAGTTTGATACCGGTGACCCCCGCACCACTCCTCACAATAATTGTAGAGAGACCGACATAACTCTGGTCTGGAATATTACCTACTATCTCAGTAATTATGTTTGCACCGTAGTCTCTGTTCAGTGGTTTTCTATAATACTTCTGACCAATCTTGGGAGTAAAACTTCCAGTATCATTTTTTACTACTTGATATGTTGTAATTGGATTACCGTCCTCATCTTCTCCACTCTCTGTGGTTTCCCATGTAAGTTCACTCCTACATCCTGCAGCAATTCTATCATCAAATGCTTGCTTGATTGGAGGAACCAAATCATTAATCTGATCGAGGAGACTTGGGATTGCTTTATCAATATTGACAATCATCTCATCGATTGCATCGATCTTAACATCCTTCAATGCAAGCATTCTAAGAATACCTGCTTTGGTATCCTCACTCTGCTTGAGTTGTGTTGCTAAGTCTCTGATTATATCTGCTTTTCTAGTGCCGCTCATTTAACTTTGTCTCCCTTGTACTCAACTACTAATCTTCCTACATCTTTTCTTTCTGCATAGACGTGATAGAAACAATCAATAGGTTTATCATCTGATTCTTTGATGATTACATATTCATTTGTAAATTCTACCACACTAAGATGATAATGTCTATCACCTATGGGTTGCAATTGTATGGTAATACTATCTTGATGCACCAAATCTTTCCAATAATCTGGTAGTTGAATCTTATTAGAACCTGTCAATCTTCCTCTGTAATATACACCAATCTCTGGACCCTCAAGAGAAGCATGAACAAGTCTCATGCCTGGTTTACTTGGGTGTGGGATATTAAACTTTTTGAACGGTGCAGCAACAGCAGCAAATATACCAAGGTCTGCCTTACAGACTTCTGAAATGATTATAGGAGTTTTGATTCCACCATTTGCGGCTAATGATCCATTGAAAACAATAGGTCCATTACCAATATTGATAGCCTGCTTTGCATCAACAGAATTCTTGAAGGTAAAACCATTCTTTATATTACCACCGAACGCTGTCTTCAGTCCAAAAGAATTCTGTATTGCAATAACATTTAGAGTGCCAAAGATATTAGCAATACCAGTGACCTCTAAAGAGGCTGGTAAAGTCAATCCGGGTACAGCAATAGGTGGTCCGATACTCACACCTGCTCTTACCACACCAGCCTGCAGCGACCCACCAAAGATACTCACACCTGGGTTCGTGAGAAGACCAGCAGCAGTAAACTGTGCTAAAGATTTTTTAGATAAATCAAGTTGACCTACCTGAACTTTTCCAGCAGCAACCTTGGGACCTTTAAAAGACATAATGAGTTAAGAGAAACCTCGGATACGTGCCTTTGCCTGATCAGCAAAGTTGATAATAGTCTGAAGGAGACTTGGCGAAAGAATAGGATCTTGACCGCTAGTAAACATAGCAGATCCCGTTTCAGTATAAATGTTTGTTTGTCCACCGCTTACATTCATATCTGATGTAGCATTTAAGTTGACCTTGGTTCCTGTGACACCAACCTCTGGAGAGTCAACACTGATAGTCTTCTTGGAATTGATGAACACATCACCATCAGCATCTGTTGCCATAAGTTTCACATTAGCACCTGATAAAATAAGATCACCATCGGGTGCTGAGATTAATATGTTTCCAGTCTGGGCATCAAGAGTAATTGCAAATGCATTCTGATCTTTTTGTTGTTTACCAGCAACCAATTCAATAGATTTATTTGCTAAGACCTTAGCGTTTCCTTTCTTATAGAATTGAATACCCTGATTTTCATCAGTGGTAATCGATAACTCAGCAACTCCATGTGCTTGCGTAATACAATTGGATTCGATATTGAATCCAGGACGCCTCATTATAAAGTAATCTTGTTCAAGATCATCCAATATTTCTTGCTTTAGTTTTTTAAATTCTTCTTCTGTTAAGTTCATATATTAGTAACCAGAGGAGTAACCAGAGGATCCAGAACTAGTAGATCCAGTATCAGAAACTGAAGGAGTAGTTGGAGGAGTAACAACTGGGGCAACAGGTGTAGTTGCAGGAGTGGTAGGATCAGTAGAAACCGGGACGCTAGCAGGAGCAGTAGCAGGAGTAGTGAACTGGGAGACCGCAGCAGGAGCAGGATCGTCAGGACCAATACAATCAATAACACTGGTGATTCCTACAAGACCAGATCTATTGACACCAGATGTATCTACATTATCTAATTGCTTGTAGGTCAGAATTGGGATTAGATTTGCTCCTACCCCACTTCTGCTATTTATTACGACCTTCGGAATAAAATTATATTCTGCATCAAGGTTCACTGGTATTCTAACATCAATGATAGAACCATTGCCAGGTGTAATAACCGGTGCAATAATATATCCTGGACCTGTAAATTCATCACCGGGACTTATTACTGGCAGAGATACAATTGGTGAGTCAGTATCAATTCCGGGAACATCAGGATTAGGTGTATCTTCTCCAATACGTGGTATTGGAATAAATATACTATCACCAGATGTATATCCAATACCTGGTTTATCAACATAGATTGCAGTGATAATTCCAACAGGTTGAGGTGGAATGGGTGCTAAGTTGGGGCAGTATCCAAAACCAGAACGCATGACTACAATCTGATCGACTCCACCATCCTCAACCAGAACTAGAAGTTCTGCGTTGGCACCATTATTAGTATTGTCGATTATAGATGCTGCTGTGGTTGAATCATATCCAGAACCTTTATTTGTAATCTGTGTAGCAATAATTCTTCCGAACTCATTAACAATAGGAATTGCAGTTGCACCACTACCCTTACCAGATATTTCAATCTCTGGTGTGATACATTTGTCATATACATATCCAACTGGCATACCAATAAGGTCTCTTTGCCTGACTGGATTATTAACTTTCTGAGTGCAAGCATCGAAGATACTATTACCTCCGAACAATGATATAGTAGAGATTGCACTTTCGATTGAACCGAGTCCTTTGTTGAGTGCTCCTGAAGAATCACCTCCAGTCAATCTATCAGTTGCTTTCAGCACTGAATCTAGTTGCATTCCATTATAATCTCTCTGTTGGAACTCGTCTGATCCAAAGAAGTCACCGATAGCAGTTCCTGCCTCGTCTGATATCTTCGTGAGGTCAGAAGACACACCCTTAAGTAGATTGATATTACTGACTTGTTTATCCCAATCGTCTGCTGCTCCTTCTATCGCACCAGTCAGTGTTGATGCCCACTTAGATGGAGTGGTACACTTCCTACCATCACATCCAATGAAATTCAGAATTTGAGAAGCAAGATTAGATGCCTTACCAAGGAACTCTGAAATCTGTCCGATACCACCAACCAACCAATCGAGTCCCGATAAGACTGGTTCCATTACATTTTCAAGTTGTTCAAATATCTTAGCAAACATACCAGAGACAAACTGCTCAGCGGCACAGAATGGTCCATTGACTACATTCTCAACCAACTCACTGAACATGTTTGACAGGAAGTCACCCAGATCACCAAGGAGTTTTTCAAAGAGACAGAAGATGATATCAAGAATCTTTTGATATGCTTTTCTAGATGCTTCGTCTGTAAGAAACTCTACTGGGTTAACAAGATTTAGAGCACCCAAGAACTTAGAGAAGATTACATTTAACTTTCCAGTAATTCCATCTCTAATATTATTGAGTACACCTTTGATAAGTCCCTTGACCTGCCTTACGATTCTCCTAATCTCAGCATCCATATCATAGATCAGATTCTCAATGGGATCAACGAACTTACCTAGAGAACTTTCTAAACTGTTGGTGAGTGAGATGAAGTCTGTAAGGACTTGAGTGATCTGTCCTATCGTATCGTTCTTACAGTTGCTTGGATTTACTCTAGTCTTTGTTGTATTCTTTTCAACAATCTTAGCGGAGTCACTAGCAAGACAGAACTCTCCATAGTTCACACCCTCCATTCTTCCCACACCAGCGTCACCTGAAGCAGTGGTCTCTCCTATACTGAATGCAGGGATTTCTGTATTACCATCTATACCACCAAGTCCACTGTTGAGAAAGACACTACCTTTCTGTGGTGGAGATGCAGGTGGTTTTACTTTGTCTGCCCTAACAGGTTTTCTCTTTGTAGTTTTATCTTCGTTCTTCCCACTAAAATTTTTAAACTGATTAGATTTCTGCAGTCCACCGCTGTTATCAACAGTGTTTATAGTCTTCCCTTGTCTACCAAGAAGACCCATGATGACTGGTTGTTGTGCCTCTTCACCATCTAGGAAGAATCCAATACAAGTTTCACCACCGACCAGAGTCAGGGTATCTCCCATACCACCTTGACCGCCACCAGTCATGGGGTCCATCATCACTTGTGCCCAAGGTAGATCTTTCTCTTCCAGTTCATCGTTGAATGGATGGTATCCAACAATCCTAACCTTACACCTCTGTGGAAAATAACCACTGGCAGCCATTACAACGTTGTCTTCATACCATGATTCTTTAGCAGCGATTCTACCGAACCACCATACGAAACCATCTCTACCAGCAAAGTCAGTTTTTAGTAGGGTTTGATCAAACATCAGTCGTCATATACCAGGCATTCTGGTTCGGAAGGGTTTTGGTCACAGTAAAGTTCCAGGTAGGAGGGATCGTGATGATCACCTTGTTCGATTTCTTTCTTGTGATGTTCTACGTATTCTTCCAACTCATGCAGTTCGCCTTCAATGTGACGACGCATCTGTGGATTAGTTGTGGGGTCTTCAAGGATTTTCTTATCCTTTTCAATATGCTTTTCGATACTTTCCATTTGTTTGTTCCTCTTAGTTTAGTCCGTATGAATCTCTTATCAATTTGAGACTTGTTGTATTTTGAGATGAGGAGAAGTGATGCCTCAGTTCTCTGATTAAGTAACGTCCACTAATTTCTGTGTCGGGTTCTGCTGATCTACCTGCACTCATTTCCGAGAACTCACAGGATATAACATCTCCGACCTTTAAGTTTATGTTACATGGTATAAGGATATTTAGTGCCTGTGTGAACAGTAAGTTATATCTAGCGGCAGACTTTGCCCTGTCTGCTGCTGCTCTACCAGTGTCTTCATTTCCTCCCTCATTAGACATTATACCATTACCTGTTGCTCTAACAATAATTCTGCTGGGTGTTTCCCCCAAGTCAGCGGGAACTGACAGTCCTTCTTGTCTTCCTAATTTCTTGTTTCCAATCTCCTCTTTAATGTCATAATTATAAACCGTAAGTTGGTTATCGTCAATATTAAGCAGGAAGGTATGGTTCTTAAACAATCCAAATCTTAATGCCGATCTCATATCAATGTTTCTATCAAACGTATAGTCTATGATCTTAAATGCATTGCCCAAGTTTGCAGACTTAATGATTTTACCAGTGTAGTTATAAGTTGGTACGTTCTCTTCTCTTGCACTTCCAATCAGTTCAGTCAGTTTATCAATACTCTTAAAGTTAAATCCATCTTTGTTCTCATAGAAGAAGAACCCCATCGTTCCTCGTGCCTTTTCTTGCTCAGAAGGATATACTTTTGGGTCTGGATCTGACTCTCCTGCCCTAGATGATAAAGACTTGGGACATAACCACTCCAATACTTTGAATGGTTTTCTCATAGAACCAATCCACTTATAGGAGTTTGCAGATTCTTCTATGTTCTCATCTAAAAACTTTGTAGTTCCTAGATCGTTTGTAAGAATATCCTTTACGGATTCACTTATCTTTCCAGTATATTTTCTGAAGCATCTACTGATTTCATTATTCATATACTCCTGTGTCGTGACGTGCAAAGTGAATTGCTCCGACATTCTAGTTCCTTCCTGACCACTTACCTTATAGACACGAAGAGAATCCTGATCACCAAGAAAATCAAAATCACCAGACCCTGTTTCAATATCTACTTCTACTTTTTCTCCGCCACGTATAGGGAGACCACTTACAAGACTATACTTGTTAATACAGTAGACCATCATATGAATTGCTGGACTCACCAAATCCTCAAAGTAATCTATTGCTAGAATTGAGTTTGTAATATCAACCTTTTTACCTTCCTCAGTTGTGATGGCAAACAGTCTGGGTCTATATGTTTGAAGTAAATCTGACATTTAATTATGATAGTGCGTGTGCCTGTAAGAGTTTCACTGCGGCCAAGGCATCTTGAGAACCGCCAAGAACTATAACTGGTTGTTGTGGTTGTTGTGGGGCAATCGCAATCGGACTATCACCTCCCCCACCCATAGACTGGACAGGAGGTTGCCCCATCATCATAATGATCGAATTATTTAGTGCTGCCTCTGCCTCCGGTGAAAGCATTTCAACTGAAAGATCTTTCATAGGAAGTTTTATATCACTCATATCCATACCTTGTCTAAAGGCATCAAGACCATCAGTGGGTTCAACTGCCTTTTTGCTCACACTTCCATCTGGATTAACAACTAAACTATCCATCAATTCTTTGTCTGCCATGTATCCAAAGATTTTAAATGACTCAATTATACTGGACATTGCTCCTTTTGCGGACTCCGGTAGCATTTCAGTCAGTTGCTCAACAAAAGACTTAGGTCGTTCTTTTTGTTGCTGTTCCTCTGGAAGTTGTGCTGGAATCTGTGGTGTTTCTGAACCTGGATTCACTGTATCTACAGTGCTAGATTCATTTGCATTTGGATCGAGTCTACCGATTACAAGATGCTTGACGAATGGCATCGGATCCATATCAGTTCCTGTTCCACCACCCACTGATCTGACTTCAAAGTGTAAGTGTTCTCCTGTTCCAACTCCAGTATTTCCAATCTCACCAATAATCTCTCCATTATATGCTTGTCCTATTTTCAAATCTGATTTTCTTGCCAGGTGAGCAAAGAGGAAATCCCTACCACCTGCTTCAATAATAACTGTATTACCATAACCACTTAGATACTGAACTAAACTTACTCTTCCACTCAGTCTGAAAGAAACATACCATCCTCTCTGATGACCAGTTCCAATGTCTATACCTGCATGGTGTCTTCCGCCTCTCATACCTCTACCACTAGTCATTATCGGACCACCTGGATCACTCTTTCCAGTCATTGCATCAACGGAAACAACGTCTTTCAAACTACCAGTGCCAGTAGGCATTAGACCTTTCAATGGAACAGCAGGAGTTTCGCCAGTGGCAGTTGGTAGTTCAGGAGCAGGTGGTTCTTCATCCTGACCAAATATTTGATCCAGAATATTTCCTTCATCTTTTGGATCGGGAGCAGATGCTGAGGCACTAGGAGTACCAAAGATTGAATCATACACCCAAGCTCCAAATGCATCACCACCTGCTCCCCCAAGAAATGCACCAATTGGAGCAGTTATCCAACTTGCAAATCCGCCACCCAAGAAAGCACCAACACCACCACCTATCCACATTCCGAGACCAGCACCGATTGCTTTGAATGCTGCTCTACCTGGATGCTCTTTGAATACGAAAACCTGTAAAGCAAAGTCAATCAGAGCACCAATGAATGGAATCTTCGTGACAAATCTCTTGAGGAACGCTCCTATTCCTTTACGACCTGCCTTGGTTCCAAACATCTTTGACAGGAACCCTTGTAGTGGATTCTTGCCAGAGAACAACTTCTTCATTCTTTGCTGAAGTTTGAAGAGTTTCTTCTGGGCAGCACTTCCCTTTCCACCAAATGCAGTTCCCGTCTCCATCTGTGATCCGAGTTTTGCACGGAGACTAGGTTTCTTGGGTTGAGTTGTTGGAGCAGGTGACTGTGATCTATTAAGGTTATTTCGATACTGTTGCCCACCACCACGGTTTTGATTGCCTGCTGCAGTCGATCTGCTAGGTGATGATGCTGGTCTATTAGGAGTAGCAGATGTCTGAGGTTTTACTCCTGGACTTGCACCACCTCTAGATCCAGATCTGGGTCCAGTTCTGATATTATTTGCTGGTCCTTTTTTGCCGCCGCCAAATAATTTCTGACCTGCTTTACCAAGCAGTCTCGTACCACCAAGGGCAGCAGCACCACCAAGACCGAATAGTTTGAGACCACCACCGATAGCAAGACCACCAGCAGTTAAAAGACCACCACCGATAGCACCAATAGCACCAGTAGCAAGAGTAGCAAGACCACCACCAGCAATACCCAGAAGGGGACCAACAAGGGGAATTGCTCCTAGGATACCAAGTAATCCAAACTTATTCGCTCTTCCTGATTTTACCTCTTTGTTTAAATTGTCAAGTTCTTTCTTATTAGGTAGTTTAACTTTCTTTTTACTGGTCCCTTCCAACCATCTTCTAAACTTTTCAAGTTCTTCCTTACGATCTAGATCGATACTACTCACTGCCCTGGTAATAGGCAGTGGTTTAAACTTTTCTGTTTTAGGTTTCTGTTGAAAAAGTTTTACTTTTACCATTACGCTACACCAAGTTGTGCCCCAAAGATATCATATTGATCAGGACTTCCAGGTGGGAAGAAATTATAATCTGGACCTTCAGTGCCAGAACCATTCCCTGTCATTATAGGTGATGGTCTACGTGGTGCCGATGCAACTTGGTTTCCACCAGTGAATCCTATATTGTTGAGGAAACTTACTTGCTGTTGATTTGGTTTATTAGGTACGTTACTCTGATTCTGATTAGGATCAGGTTGAGCAGGTTCAACAGAAGGAAAAATCTGCTCAAATATTCCTGTTTTTGAACCAGGACCAAAGAAGAAGTTTCCACCCCGTCCTCTATTAAAATCTCCCGAACCAGATCGATATCCCCTAAAGGACATCATAGAACCAATATCTTTACGTGCTGTCTGTGATAATGCACCACCAGATTTAAAATCTTCTAGGACTTTTGCTGCATCTGATGCGGAACCACCACCAAATAGTCTTTCTAATGCTTGTAGTCCATCTGGTTGTGAAGCAATCTGAAGTAGTCTTTGCTTTCTTTCTGCTGGATTACTACCTAGTGCTGCTGAAATAGGACCATACTTTGCAGCAGCAGCACTATCAGCACTGACACCATATATCGCAGATGACACTGGAGAGAATTGTTCTCTACCAGTAAGTTGATCACCCAAAGTGTTTCCATATGCACTCATCCCACCACCTGCTTGGGCATCAGCAGTTCTATTGAGCATTACTTGGAATGCATCTGCCTGATTTTGATTACCGGATGCCTCCATAGTGGAGGTGAATGCAGCAAGATTTTGCTCACCAGTTGAACCTGTAACTGATGTAGAAGTTCCACTTGTTGTTTTTGTACTTGCTTTCGGTTTAAGTCCTGGGAAGAAAGTGCTAAGACCAGCACCAGATCCTAAGTCTCTGTTTGGACCAAAGAGTGATCCCGCTCCTAGGGCTTCGGTTACGGCATTTGCCTGATCCGTAAGACCAAGACCAGAAAGCATATTATTAAATAGGTCACCGATAATACCTGTGGTATTTTCCAATCCACCCTTGAACAGGTTACCCATGTCAGTCATCACAGTGTCTAGAGTTTTACCTGCTAGGGGATTGAGTCCTTCAGGGAATTGCTCAGTATAAGGAGGTATATCTTTGAACTGTGCTAAGTTTATCTTGTCAAATGACATTCCAGTTTTATCTGCAAGGAACTGGAGTGCATTATTATATGTTTGAAGCAGACCCTTGAACTTATTATTATACAAGTCTCTAACAAAATTATAGATGGATATAATCTTCTGCTCTATTCCATCTAGAAAACCTTTGACGTTTTCAAATACTTGATTTGCCCCTTCTCTAAAACTCTGAAATACTTCCTTTATCTTAGGACCAAATATTGCTGCAACACCAGCTACGATTGCGGCAATCAGTCCGACCATACCTAGTTTTCCAAGGAGACCACCGCCTCCTGCTCTACCTGCTCCGACTCCTGCTAATTGCTTTACGATATTTCTAATCGTTGCACCCAAACTCATGGCAGCAGCAAATGTTTCTACCAGGATATCTTTGATTGCCTTTACAGCACCCCGCATTGCCTTGGTAGTTCTTTTATTACCAAAGAAACTTGTATAGTCCATGGCAGATGCCTTGCCAAAACGACTTTTCGTTTTTTGGTCAGGTGTGGTTTTACTTTCTTTCAGAGGAGCAGGCGCAAGTAATCCTCGTCTAGATGCAAAAATTGCATTAGAACCAGCAGGACGGATAAATCTTTTTGCTCTTACTCCAGGAGTTAACATTTAAATGCCTTGTTGTTGAATTCGTGCATTCTCTTCTTCAACATATTGATTTAACATCGCAAGGTATATATCTCTCTCCCATGGCATCATGTTTTCAATCTCTGTTAAACTATATTTATGATGCTGCATGAGAGAAAAGTTGACCTTGTAATATGATTCAAGATCAATATGTGCCATAATCAACCGAAAAAACTTTGTAACCCTTCTAATACTATCTCGTTCTCAACCTTTGTCTTTGGGTTGGTCACTGTAATGGTATGTGAAAGTTTAGGCATGGTGGTAAAGAACTCTTCAATCTTTTTAAATTGAGAAGAATTTAAACCATCCATCCAGGTCATCAGTTCTTTCTTAGTTACATCAGATGTAGACCATGCGTCTTCTTCATTGAAGATGACATCAATACATGATCCAATAATTTCAAATGACTTGTCTAGTCCTTCATCTTCTTCAAAACTAAAGTTACTATTGACAAACTGTTCCAATGATGGATACTTCATGCGGAGTGTCAGACTACCATCCAAATCAATGTCTGGTGTGTGACCCTCTGGTTTCGCAACTTCAATCTCGTCAATGTAAATCTTGACTGGAACTGTTGTCTCCCCATCATCAGGACAGGTGATGATCAGATCAACTGCTTCACCTACAGACTTGCCCCTGATATTCAAGAACAGATATTCGATATCAAAGGTAGGAAGGTTCTCGACCTTGATGCCCCTGGTCTGGATACAATCCTTCAGAGTCTTCTTAACTGCATCTGCAATTTGCTTCTCGTCTTCACTTTCTAGTGCAAGAATGAGAATCTTTTCTTCTCTAACAAGGAAGGGGCGATACTTAATTTTCTTTCCTGTTGAGGGTAATACCAACTCATAAGTCGGGGTAGAAATCTTTGGTAAAGGCATAATATTTTACTCAGTATTGTATATAGAAGGGTTTTAGTAACCGTAACCAGAGGACCCAGAAGATCCAGAACTGGACGATCCAGAGGACCCAGAACTAGAAGAACTACTACCAGAACTGGATGAATCAGAACTAGAAGAACTACTATCAGAACTGGATGAACTGCTGTCCGAACTAGAACTAGATGAGTCAGAACTAGATGAACTGCTATCAGAACTAGAGGAATCAGAACTAGATGAACTGCTATCAGAACTAGAGGAATCAGAACTAGAAGAACTACTATCCGAACTAGAAGAACTATACCCCGAACTACCTGATCCTGTTGATGTTCCAGTTACTGTTCCACCAGACAAACTCGCAGCAGGTGTAGAGTATATTATACTGTGTGCAACATTCACATGTTGTGCGCCAACCATCAGAACAACCGATCCATCATCCTTCATATGTTTATGGAATGGACCATAGTAGGGTTCACCATTCACGTATCCTACTGGTGGTGCTGCGCCTGCATTGCTCACAGATACTCCTTGATATCCACTTCCAAACTGTTCTTCAATCTCTCTCCTCTTCTCCGAATCATTATTGGTCTTACGTGGGTTCTGTTTTGAGACAGTATACCTAGCATAGTTGAAGTTTACAGTAACCTGCGTCAACGTGCTTCCATCATATGAGAATGGTATGGCAGCAATATTCATTGGGAAGGCATCAATGAAATCATATACTAGGATAGGTTGTTCTTGTAGTTTCTTTTCTTCATTATCCCTGTTTGGATTCTTCCAGAACCCTCTTTCAAACTTAACGATAGAGATCTTAGTCTTATATTCATTAGGATATCTCAACCTAAAGAAACTATTGCTCTCATCAAATCCTACTGCACCATCTTCATCACCATCATATGTACTAGTACCCCTGCTGAGTGGGTCAATCCAGTTCAACCACTCCTCAAAGATACGGATAGTATTATACTCTCTATCAACATAGAAAGTCAAATCAAAGTCAGCAAAGATTCTACGCATCGGGAATCTTTCAAGAATCCCTTGACGACTACCAGACTCTTCTGCCATATCAAAGGTTGATCCTGGCAGAGATGCGTCAGAACATAAGAAGTCATATGTTTCTTCTGTCGATTTAGATTGTTGAAACAATCCACATCTGGTGAGGTATCTATTCAAAGGACCAATACCACTCTGTCGAATAGTAGAACGTCCAAGGTTCAACGTCACCATAAACTGTGACGTTTGGGACAACCCACCAAAGGTTTCCTGGACATCATTTATCTTCTTGTATAGAATCTCAGGCGAATATGTTGCCATCTAAATACTTTGAAACTACTTATATACTATGTATGCCGTATAGTGGAAGGTATCTCCCGTCGCACCCTAAGAAGTATAATGGGAATGCTAAAAATATTATATATCGTTCTCTCTGGGAACGCAAGTTTATGAATTACTGTGACCTCACGGAGTCGGTGAAGGAATGGCAATCAGAAGAGTTTTGGATACCATATATCTCACCTGTAGATAAAAGAGTTCATCGTTACTTCCCTGACTTCTTTATCAAGTATACAGACAAAACTGGTCGCTTAAGAACCATGGTGGTTGAGATCAAACCTAAGAAGCAGGTAGCACAACCAAATATGAATCCCAAGCGGAAGACTAAGGCATGGCAGAACTCTATCATAACCTGGTCAGTTAATCAAGCAAAGTGGAAAGCAGCACGAGAGTTTTGTGCTGATCGCAAGTTTGAATTTAAGATCATGACCGAAGACGATCTAGGAATCAAGTAATGCCAAGGAAGACTCTTAAGCAAAGACAAAAAGATGCTGAAGTAAGAGATACTATTGGCAGTAGGATCATGGCACAGGCAGGTGGTGGTAAGGACCCCAACTGGTATGCTAATGAACTGTTCACTGAACTCCAACAGTATAGTGGTGATACAGGACCAGGTTCTCTCTGTTTCTTTAGTTACAGTGCAACACGTCCCGATAGATATCCTTTCTATGACAGGAGACCCCTTGCTTATATCATAGAAATCAGCAGCACCAGAGTCCTCGGTGCCAACTTACATTACTTAAATCCTGCTATCAGAGGAGAAGTTGCTGCTTCCTTGATAAATAAGAAACAAGTGGACTTTTCCGTAGGTTATTCCAAACTTATACACAGTTACATTCCGAGTAACATGGGTGATATGTATGCTATTCCAGTTGATGGAAACGAGTATCGTGATGTCGCAAAATTAGTTACTGAAAATTTTGTAGACAAGACAGGAATATTTGTGAGTCCAGAAACTGCATGGGATAGTTAAATGTCAGTAAACACAGCAGTAAGCACAGATGCAAAAGTAGCTGCTATTCAAAGTAAAGTTAATCTAATTAATACCGGTGGTGCTAGTAGCAACAATCAGGTATTGAGAGTAACGATTAATGGTAGGAGTCACTTTGTCTCAGTCCGCTTGCATGCAGATGGTGGGTATGCTGCTGTTGCAGTTCAAAGAAATGAAATCGAAAAACAAGTTCCTAAGTCACGACTCAATCCTCAAGGTGTAGAGAAGACAAAGGTTGATCGACCTTGGGTGATATTTACTGTAGATAAGGATGGTAAGAGAACATACGGCGGTAAAGGTAGAACACATACACCTACAGATCCTGGGTTTCTTGGTAATCTAACAGGAGAAATTCTTCCCTTCACAGGTAAATTAGAAACAACTACAGAAGCACAAGGAATAGCACAGGCACAGACAGCAACTATCAATGGTGAGAGTGTAACTCAAACACAGTTTGAGAACATGGTCTTTACCAAGGCAAAGGTTTTATCTAATTCATCAACAGCAAAGGAAGCGCAACGACAGAATAAAGAACTTGGTACAGGTATAGATGCTTTTGTACCTGCACAATCAGTAGCAACAGCGGATGCAGCAGAACGTATTCAAGTCGTACCATTTAATGCAGAGGCTGATCCAGAAGTTGATAATACCGAAGTACAACCAGGTAATAATGATGCAGGTATATTAGACACTGAACTATTAAGCAGTATAACTGATGGTGTTCAGGAATTTGCAAGTGAAACTGGTGATAAACTTAAAGATTTCTTGCCATTGGTTCAGCAGTTCCTAGAAGACTTTCCGATAAGTGAAGCAGATATTGCCCAGTTCGATGAGATGTTTAGAAAAGGTGGTGGTGATAAAATCGAAGATGCAGTATATCCACTAGACAATACTTATGGACAGATTCGAGGACAGGATTACGTTACCATTGACCAGTTCGCATATGAACCACCAAGAAGAAATCAAATCTTTGGAAAGGACTCGATCTCTCAGATAACCCGAGGTAATTTAAGACTGTCACCATTGAAAAGATTCTTGGCACAAGTTAAGTTACCTATGCCAAACAGCATTCAAGATTCCAATCAAGTTGGTTGGGGTAAGGATCATATGAACAACCTCTCTGCGGCAATAACTTCTGGTGTTATGAACAATCCAATATTGGTTGGAGGTATTGGTGCAGGTTTAAGTTTACTTAATCCAGGTCTCGGACAGATGGGTGCTCTGGTAGCAGCTGGTATGGCACAGTCTGGAGGTATCGATGGCAATAAGGATGACATAGCAAAGGCACAAGCAATTGCTAAGAAACTATCTTCTGCTCCTGGTGCTGCTACATTGATGAAAACAAATCTAGGTTCTATGATCCTGGGTGCTATGGGTGTCAATGTTTCACCAGAGTCACTTCTTGCTAGGGGTTTTGGAGTCATTCCAAATAGTAATATGGAATTGCTATTCAAAGCTCCATCGCTGAGAACTTTTGAATTCAATTGGAGAATGAGTCCAAGAAATGAGGACGAAGCATTGCAGGTGAAAAAGATTATTCGTTTCTTCAAGCAGGGTATGGCAGCAAGAACTATGAGCAACAAAGCAGGTGATAGAAGTCTATACCTAGGATCACCAAATGTATTCAGAATGCAATACCGTACTGCCAATGGAGAAATCATTGAAGGTGTAAATAGAATCAAACCTGTTGCTGTTACTGGCACAGCAGTCAACTATACACCAGATGGTCAATGGGCAGCATACGATGAAGGTCAACCAGTAAGTTGCACAATGTCAATCAATATGAGTGAACTGGAACCTGTATACGCATCTGATTATACATCTGAGGTTAAGAATATAAGGAATGAAAGGCTCTCCAGGGACATTATCGCCCGAGAACAGGGAGATGGTGATCTGTATGTAATCAGCAAAGAGGAGGTAGGTTACTAATGTCTTATTTCAGAGAGTTACCAGATATATCTGCTGTCTCATTATTACCAGGGAGACAGAGAAGTGATGAGAGAGTTCTAGTCAAGAACATCTACAAGAGAGCAAAACTTAGAACTGATATTAATTATGCGATCACTGCATTTGATGTGAGAGTAATTAGAGAAGGAGAAAGACCTGATACTCTGGCTGCTGAATTGTATGATGATCCAGAATTGGACTGGGTTATTATGACTACCAATAATATTACCAACCTTAGAGATCAATGGCCACTAAGTAACAATGATCTCCATACTTACATGTTAGACAAGTATGGTTCTGAGGCAGCACTTGTGGAACCTCATCACTATGAGACAATAGAAATCAGAGATCAATACAACAGAACTATCTTGAAGGGAGGACTTGAAGTTGATGAGGATTTCACGTTCGCATATGCAGGATTGACCAGTACAACTTTTACTACAGATAAAACATTTTATGATGCTTTACAAGCAAACACTGAAGTGGACAAAGACGGAAATCCTATTTACAGTCAAGCATACAAAGATAGTTGGTTCTTATTGAAGCGTAAGGCAGCAGGTCCAGTCAGTAATTTTAGATATGAAACAAAGAGAAATGACGCTAAGAGACTCATTCGTGTTTTAAAACCAGAATTTGTTGGTGGTTTTGTTTCTGATATGAGAAACATCATGAAGTATGAAACTTCTTCTCAGTATATCAACAGAACCACCAAGGCAGCATACAACCCAAGAGATACTGGGGTATAAAAAAACCCTCCTTTCGGAGGGTGTAAAGGTCAGGAGTTGACCAGTTTAGCAAAGTAGTTGAGGGAGTCATCTTCCTCTTCGTCTGTGCTACTGCTTGGAGTGATGTCAGGGTCATTGAATGACTTACTGCGACCTTCACTCATATCCTCGTAGGATGCACCAGCGGCACTGGGTTCAGAGTA